GAAAGTCTTCTCCGACCTAATGGTCTTGATGATATTAAGAAACGAGATTCTCTCCCTTGTGAATGGGTGGATAATTCTTTTGGTAAGCTCGAAAAAGGCACTTCTACGTTGGACCAAATAGTTAAATTGACTGAGAAGAATATTTTCTTCAGTGAAGTCCATGGAGCTGAACACATATCCAAAAGTCTGTGTTGTGTGTTGACGAATGGCGTTGTGGCTATTCCTAAGCACAATTTGGTTGAAGGATATCGTATGTTAAAGATGTCTCGTGGAAGTTGGTATGTTGAAATACCTCTTGATGATGCGAATGTTTACAAATGTCCTGAAAAGGATATTGCTTTTGTTTACAGTGCAAAGATTCAAGGCCGTGATCTCATTAAGCATATTCGTGAAAATGATGTGAATACATCTCTCATGCGTATGTTGCCGTCCAAGTTAGTTCTTATTTCTCGATTGAAAGAAACTGAAGAAGTTTGTTCTCAAGAATTGTATGGAACTTGGTCTAATGTGATTAAAGCATCAGAAGGTAGTTTTCCTGGTTGGAATTATACAATGTCAACTGCATCATACCACGGTTTGTGTGGTGCTGCAGTGGTTGTTCGTGATTCTGGGTATTTTGCCTTCGGCGGTATACACTTAGCAGGAAATCAACGTATTGGAGCTGGAGGTAGTATTTGTCAAAAAGATATTGATGCTTTGCGTGAACATTTTAAGAATTTGCCTGATATTGCAACTGGTGGACCATTTCCATCAGCTGTTATTGGTGATTCTGAAGCCATTCGGCTAAATGTAGAACCTGACAAATCTTCTCCCTTGGTCTGGATGGGAGGTACTCATCATTATGAATATCTCGGCCAGTGCAAAGGGAAATCCACGTTTCAATCGAATGTGAGACCTAGTATGATTAGTGAGACAGTGACAAAAGTTACTGGACATAAGAATAACTATGGTCCTCCTCGTGTCGGACAATGGTGGCGTCCTTATCATCTTGATTTGGAAAAACGCTCAAACCAGCCAATTGGATTTGGTATTGGAGAGCTGAACGCTGCTAGAAGTGAGTATGTATCAACATTTGTTTCTGAATTTTATTCATTAGACAAGTCGGTGCGTGATTATCTCACTAAAGGTCCCCTTTCAAATAACAATATATTGAAAGGTATTCCTGAGTATCGCTTTATTGATCGTATGAATTTTAAGTCCGCGTTGGGCTTTCCATATACTGGATCGAAAAAGAAGTTTTGTACTCTAGATGACAATGGGGATATCATTGATTTCCTACCTTGGATTTGGGATGAAGTTAAGAAAGTTGAAACTGTTATGAAGCATGCTGTGCGTTCGTATCAACCTTTCAAAACGTCTCTGAAAGATGAGATCACCAAACAATTCAAGGATGATGGTTCTGAAAATACGAAAGTTCGTGTATTCACTTGTGCTCCTGTTACTTTGCAGATTTTAATTCGTAAATATTATTTACCAGTTGCTGCTGCTTTGTCACATTTGCCTTTGACGAGTGAACAGGCCGTAGGTATTAATGCCTCTGGTCCTGATTTTCATGAATTGATTGAACATATCAAGGTGTATGGGGATCAAACAGGTTTTGTTGCTGGAGATTTCTCCAAATACGACCTGGGAATGTCAGCTGATGCAATTTTGGCAGCTTTCGCCGCAATGCGAGATATAGCTAAAGAATTATTGCATTATTCAGAAGAAGACATCGGCATGATGGATATGATCGCAAATGAAGTTGCGAACCCTGTTCTAGCATATAATGGTGACGCCATTGTTATGACAGGATCAAATCCTTCTGGTCAGAATATGACTGTGTATGTGAATGGAATTGTAAATTCACTTTATCACCGTTGTGTCTTCAATAGACTGAAGAAAGAACATAATTTTTCTGGTACTTTTTCAGAAAAATGTCGTGCTACATTTTATGGTGATGATAGTTTATTCTCTCCTCACCCGGATGTTGCTGAATTTGTTCATTTCAACAGTCTAGCTCGTATTTTTAAAGATGTAGGTATAGGGTATACCCCTGCTGACAAATCTGCATCTGCACCGGATCTCATTTCTTTAAAAGAGATTGACTTTCTGAAAAGAAAGCCGGTGTTTAACGAGCACATTGGTATGTATATGGGAGCACTTGATGTAGGATCGATGATGAAATCCTTGCATTGTAATGCTACAGATACATTACCACCCGACATGGCAGCCGCAGTCAATTTAGACGGCTCCATTAGGGAAATGTTCAATCATGGTGAAGAACCATATGAACGTTGGCGGGCGCAAGTGCGCCAAATTGCTGATGAGCATAGCATCGGACCTCTTGTTTTGAATCTTGATGTGTGCTATCGGCAATACCTGGAGCGTTATAAGGCTAAATACCTTTAACGCGTCAGGCCCAGTCTCCGGATGACTTTAAAAGCGTCGTAAGTGCGAACTCCCATCGCATTGCTGCTAAAAAGGGAGAGGTGAGTTATGGTTACCGTTTCACTTTTGGGGGACCAACACCCATGTGTGGAATAGGCTTACTCACCTTCGGCCAAGTCCTATTTAGGAATGTCCTTGCCAGACAACAAGTTGGCGGTTCTCACAGTGTGACACACCTGTGAGCCGACCGTGCCGAATGTGTTAACAATTTATCTGACTATTTAAAAACCTATATGTTTATTATGTATGAAATTTTGTATGTATGTATTTTCCTCATTGTACCTGATTGGATGGACTGGTGTGTCCTTGAATCCCATTCAGATGTAGGAAATGCTTCAACCGGCAAACAAGCTATTATGCATTTCGAGGATCTTGATCCTGGGTATGCTGCTGTTATTGCCTCCGAACGCGATTCAACGTTCGATGCCGTTCAATCTGAAGATGCTAAGCTGGGAGATTTTCTTTCCCGACCAGTGCGCATCAAAGAAGAACGATGGACCTCAACTGCACCTAGTGCAATCAATATGACGTTCAATCCCTGGACATTATATTGTGAGGATTTCGCTGTTGCTGAAAAGTTAAAATATTTCAACAATATGAGCGGAAAATTACACGTTAAGTTTATTATCAACGGAAA